CTTTGTGAACATTGCAGAAATAATTTAATAAAGAATCATGGATAAATTAAACATAAGAATTGAAGCAGCCCGTCTTGCCGTAGAAAGTGGCGCAGATAAAGAAACTTTTGATGAAATGGCAAAGGTTATTGAGAAATATATCATTGGAACATTGGATTTATCGGAATATGACAATCCGAATGCGACAATGGAGAAGGCTATGGATCTTTTTAAAATGAACCGTCATGAAGAAGAAAAAGCTTCCGATTTGGGAAAAACGGATGAAGTACGGATACAATGACAATTCTTTCTCCTGGATTTGGATATATTTGCTCACTTTAATATTCAATAGAACATGGAAGTAATGAAGGTATTGAAAGCCGTGTTCAGCGGCAAGAGCCGGGAGGATGTATATAGTATGCTTTCTGCGGATGAGAAGAGAATATTGAATGACATTGCTGCCCGTCATGGTGTGAGCCGGGGAATGCGAAGAAAACTTGAACGTGATGCGAGGAAGGGAAGACATTGATGAGCTGATTGACAGAACCGACAATATCCCGTATATGGATTATTGCCGGTTGCTGTCGGTACTGTATTGGAATTTGTGAGGACCAATACTATTGTTCATTTTATCAATCCATAAATTTTCAGCCATGACAGAATCTTATTGTAGATGAACTCCACATCATTACGGAAGTCCATATAGTTCTGATAAAGGAAGACCAAATTCGCACAATTATTAGAAATTGTGCTTTTAGCCTGAATGCCTAATACATTGGATAACTCGTTACGCAACCCGGAAGCCATCTTATCGCCTGCCAAAGAGGATGGAGAGTAAAGATATAATATAATGAAGATGAACTTTTTCCGTTGCATTACTGTACTTATGCCTTCATCGGACTTTTTGCAAATGATATTGGTGAACGTTTTATAAATTAGGGGAATAAGCTTCTTGTCTGATAGTATCGGTTTTATTAAGATGTTTTCTTCTTTGGACAAATCCGATTTTACGCTTCTGATTTTCCTAATGCGTTTGATTTTATCAAAATCCAGTTCCATGACACGATTATTTAATTAGAAATCCGTATATTTGTACCTAAATAATCGTTGGGGGGCCTGCTTGGTCGTGCGGGCTGGCTCCCTTTTTTATTTTCCATTTGTCTCCCGTCCCCACAGCATTGCATTGTAGAGTGAGGTGGCATAGAGTTTCACTTCCCAATTTTTGGAAAGATATTCGTTACCAAGGGCTGCAAGACTGGCTTTGTACCAGAGGTATTCATTTCTTTCAAGTTTCATATATTCCTTTATTTGTCCGGTTCAATAAATTCGACATCGTAGAGTTCACAAAGTTGCTCGAATGTAGCTTCCTCTAAATCATGGTCGAAGATGTGGAAACACCCAAAGTTGTAGTCGAAGTTCTGACCGTCACAGAATGTTTGCTTTTTCGCGAGCGCACATTCTTTGCTTTCCAAAGAGAAGCATACGATTTCGTTTCCTTCATCAAGGAGTTGTTTAAGCCAGGAATAGTCCCGGCTGGTTTTGTAGGGTATTCTTGCTTTTTCCATGAACAAATTGATTTGCATTCAAAAAATTATAAGTCATATCCTTCAAACAGCATCTGCTTACCATAAATCCTTGCGGCTTCGTGCTCCAACATACACCCTTTGCTGTATTGCCAGTCTTTGCAGAAGTACACGGCATCGCACTCCAGCAGGGCTTGTATATCACGTCCCATGTGTTCCGCGTAGGTGGCATCAGGGTCAGGCGACACATCTAGCGGAGAGACAGGGATATACCCTTTGTTTTCCAGTACGGATGAAACGAATATGCTCTTGGCTTCAACTTCATCAATGTCGCACCCGGTGATAGGTAGACTGATATATACTTTCTTTTTACTCATATTTTATTTACTGTTTTAGTTCTGCCACCAGAGCATCGGCACAAGCAGCCGCAAATCGAGCAACAGCTATAGGTATTGTATGTTTCTCGTTCTCTTTATATGTTGCTTCGGAACAAGCATAACCAACTTCATCTTCATCGCTTAGTATTCTTTGCATGGCCGCTATGGCCGCCTGTATGCGGACTTGATTCCAGTCGATGGTGTCTTCGCCATTGGTTTGTAAAAATTCAAGTTCCGACAGGGAATAGTAAATTCCACTGCAATCATCGCTTATATATGTTCGTTCGATACCGTTTTTACTAATCACGCGTTCTCTCGTTTCGTGGACATTCACTATATGCCCGTTTGATTTTATTCTTGCTTTCATATCCATTTTACTAATTCAAACTCATATACCCACACATAAGGATTGCTTTCCCATGTGCCTTTGCCGCTTATCTTGTCTATCAAAGCAGCGTAGGCTTCACGGGGTGTATCAAATAAATCCCCTGTTGAACACCAAGAAAAACCTTCTTGCTCATAGTAATTAATCCCCTCTGCCATACAATCAACATCAGATATATCTTGCAATCTCTGTATTCTTACTTTGTTGATGCGGATGCGGTGAAGCATATAATCTGCCCTGACAAACATCTTGTTGTTCCAACCTGCAAGTTTTGTTGGTTCAACACCTTCAAACTCCAGACAATCGTCCCATAAAGCTCCATAAGACATGTCTTTATAGCTTCGTGCAATGGCAACGATTTTCCCCTCCTTATAATGGCAATACTTGGATTTTCGTATATCAATAAAATCCCCATCGCTGTTTTCGTACACTAAAGTATCTTCCCTCTCATCCCAAACTAATGAGAAAAATTCCTTAGATATAATTCTTCTTGTCTGCGTCTTTCTTCCTTCCAATACAGCTTGTGTCAAGCCGTATTTGTCATTAAACATTATCTTTTTCATTTTCAATACTTTTTATTTCCTTGTTTGGTAACAAATCTTCAATGTATGCCCAACGTTTCGGTTGTATTTTATTTATTCCGTCCATAAATGAGAATCCGCCGCTGTGATAAAATTGACTGAGGAGAAAAAAACTACTACCTCCCGATTTTACCTCCACGAGGCATTGGGCGTTCCTGTCTTTGGGTCGTTCGCTTGCGTCGTGCCACACGGAGTTGATGTACCAGTTGGCACCATCAGCAAAAGCACGTTTTACATCTCTAACTTCTGCATAATCGCTTTCCTCTGCTTGGGCGGTATATATTGCCGCTGCTTTTTCAATCTGTTCTTTTGTCATATTAATCTCCTTTCTCCTTAATTCGTTCCAAAACATCCCTATTAGCTTCTAATATTTCATCAAAAGAAGGAATAGGCATCCACGCAATTTCTTCGTAATA